GATGGAGAATCAGCAGGCACCTCCGGCGGCGGTGGGGGCTCCCAACCCCCCCGCTGCACCGGCGCAGCAGCAGCGCGCACCCCCAGTGTGTTACCGATGCCAGAACGTCGGCCACATCGCCAAGGCGTGCCCGAACAATCGTCAGCGTGTTCCCCGCGCACTCGCCCCAGTTGGTGCTACCGGGCCCACTCCGTGGGACTCGGGAAAACCGCTGGAACGCGATCACGCAGGGATGCCGGACGACGGGAAGCCACACTGGCACTGGCACAGGTGCGAGTCCTGCGACGGACACTTCCGCCACAAGCACGTGAAGCCCGAGGCGGGGGCAAAGGAGGAGAAGCTGGTGTGCAAGCAATGCACCAGCAAACCAACACCCGAGGACGCGTACTGTCGGCTTCGCGCGTACCTCGAGGGCCGAGTGAGCTTTCTCCACAAGAACAACCAGCTCGCTGCGGCAATGATGTCGGTCGGCCTCAACTGGTGCCGGGACAACAACATCACGGACGAACTCGAGCAGGGTCAACTCCTTGCAAGGGTGGTGCCCGAGGTGATGTCCTTGACACCAGCTGAAGGGGTCATCCGACGCCTCGCCGAGGACCGGAAGTGGCGCAAAGACCTTGCCACCTCCAATCTGATCGCCCAAGGGACAATCCCCTACAAAAGCTGGGGGACGGGTACGATCAGTGTCCTCGCAGGGGCAGCTGCCATCGCGGCCATGCTTGTCTTCCTGGGATACAATATTTGTTGGGGAACCACATATTGGACCCGGGTCGGCAACTGGAGCTGCGACTACACCGTGCAGCCCCCCCGGTGCGGGGCACCACATGAGCTCGACCTGACGGTCTACTTCCACGCCCTCCTGCTCACCATGGCGAGCTACGTGGCGGGGACAGTTGGACTGTTCGTCCTCAGGGCGCAAGACCTCCTGCCCACGAGGACGGTCGGGTTCAAGAAGCCATAGGCCGGCGGTGTGCGGGTCCCGGGGATCTGTAGCGTTCAGGCAGGGGAGAAGCCCCTGAAACCGATCGCTACAGGTTGCTCCATCACCCGGGAAGCCCCATACCGCTGCGACGAGAAGAGGAAAATAACTCGGTTCTTACCATCCACAACCGGGTTGTGGGCACCCTACACCCATCGGGACTGCACATGCAATGAACTCGTCGCGTTGCGCAACCGCGTGATAGGCGCAGTACCCGAGCCCACAGCAGATGGCTTGAAGAGACTGGACGCGGAAGCTCGTCTTCTGTCTCGCCAGCTGCCCAAAACCTACCAAATCTCCTACGAGCACTTCGTCGACCACTACTCTGGAATGAGGAAGAAGCGCTACCAACAGGCATGTGACTCTCTGCAGGTGCGAC